AGGCCAACTTTGTGTCTTCACGCCTGGGACAGATTGAAGAGCAGGAGCATTACAAGAGCATTCAGCAGTTCCTGATTGAAGAGGTCAAGACACTAATGCATGAAGAAGAAGTGTGGCGATTGCTGATCAATCGGAATATCCTTCTTCCAATTTCCAAATATGACAAGTTCAAGGGAGTGGAGTTTGCAGGTCGCAGGTGGAAGTTTGTGCAGCCAGTGGATGATATGCGGGCACGGGAGTTACAGATGAACAACCTGATCACCTCTGTCTCGGATGTCATCGCTGAGACTTCTCAGGAAGACACAGAGACTGTGTTTAAGAGGATTGCTAAGGACAATGAGCTGATGAAGAAATATGGGTTGGTTCGCATTGCCACAGCTTCTAGTGCTGCTGTTTCCACTGATGCAGATGCTGAGTCAAATCAGGAACCTGAGCCACCAGTCGTTATTCCTGGCGGAAAAAAGAAAGAAAATTTGGTTGACTAGTTGCACAACAACAGGGACAAATGTTCTTTAGGCAACCTGAAAGCAAACCTAAAACACCCTTGATGGCAAGGTTGATGTGGTTATGTGGAAAGGCAAAGAAGGATGAGCAAGAAAAAAAGGTTCAAAATCGAAACACCAGAGGGCATTCAGAGTCACCAATGGTACAAGATTCACAACAAGGCTCAGGGAGACAAGGAAACAAGGATTGATATTCTTGAGCAGATTGGAGAATCATTCTGGGGTGGTGGAGTTTCGGCAAAGTCATTTCGTGATGACTTGAATCACCTTGGAAAGTCAGAACCACTTCACATTCACATCAACTCTGACGGTGGCAATGTCACAGAAGGCAATGAGATTTTTAATACCTTGATGGAGCATGAAGGGCCAGTGCGAGTGTCCTGTGGTGCTATGGTTGCTAGTATTGCTTCTGTGATTGCTATGGCTGGAGATGAAGTTAGCATTGCCAAGAATGGGTTCATGATGATTCATAATCCATATTCCCTTGTTATGGGCGATGCTGAAGAGATGGAGAAGACAGCTGACACACTCAAGAAGATGAAGGCTGGCTTGGTTCAAGCTTACAAGCGTCATAGTTCACTGTCTGAGAAGGAAATTTCTGACTTAATGGATGATGAGACATACATGAATGCTGATGAGGCATTGGAGTATGGTTTTGCTGGCAAGATAGATGACTTTGAGTCAGATGAAACAATGAGCAATATGAATCTGAGCAGGTTCATGAACTCAGCACAATTTTTGAAAAGACCTGAAGTGGCAAAACTTCTGTCCAATGGTGGAAACCAAAGGCAGGGACAGGCTGGAAAGCCAGAACCAGCTGCTGAGGGTGTACAGAACAGCAGAGAAAGAAAGACCATAGGAGTGGTCATTAGAAACAACATGGAAACAAAAGAAAAAGGAACTGCTGCTCCTGAAAACCCAGAAGCAGTGGAGAAACAAGCAAAAAAGATGGCGGATGAGCTTTATGCCAATAGGCTGAAGTCTGATCAGGAGATTGACGACATTGTGTTGTCAGTCCGCAAGCGTGACAAGAAAGACTTTGGTGAACTGGCCAGCAAGTTCAAACGGGATCAAAAGACACCTGATGAGTTTGCCCGTGCTATTGCCACCTCGGATGAGTTCAAGGCTTTCGAGGTCATTGGTGCAGGAATCGAGGTCATTGAGCCTTTGGACAACCTCAGAGGCAGTCCTGGATTCTGCTTTGTGACAGGAGAAGCTTATAAGGCATTGGCTGACAATGTTCGCAACCGTGGCAGAGGATCATTGCCCAAGAATCTTCTTGAGCGTGTTGATCTTCCAATCACAGTGCGTGATTATATGAATGGTGCCATGCGCAAGTTCATGAATGCTCCAGCTGAGCCAACTTCTACTGGATTAACCAGTATTGAGAAGATGCCTGGGATCATTGAATTGGGCGTGCGACCATTGATGGTGAAAGATCTGATCTCACCTGGGGCAACAAACAACACTACCATCCGGTACATTCGTGAGGTCTCCTTCACGAATTATGCTACACCAATCGGAGAAGGAGTGGCAAAGCCTGAGGCATTGTTTGAGTATGCTGAGGTTGATGCGCCTGTGCGTAAGATCGCAGCGTATACGAAGGTGACTGATGAGTTGTTCTCAGATTATCTGGCTGTGGCAAGTTACATCAATCAACGCCTGCCTTACATGGTTGAGCGTGCTGAAGAAGATCAGATTCTGAATGGTGATGGGATTGCACCTGACTTGACTGGAATCCTTCAGACGGCAGGGATTCAGACTCAGGCCAAGGGTGGAGACACAGCTGCGGATGCAATCTACAAGGCCATGACCAAGATTCGATTCACTGGATTCTTTGAGCCTGATGGAATCGTGATTCACCCAACTGACTTCCAAGCAATCCGATTGCTTAAGGATGGGAACCTTCAATACTATGGTGGTGGCCCATTCACAGGAGCGTATGGCAATTCTCCCTTGGTTCAGTTTGACAGTCTTTGGGGCAAGCCTTGCGCAATCACACCTGCGATCACACAGGGCACTGTGCTCGTTGGTGCATTCCGATTGGGGTCACAGTACTTCCAACGTCAAGGTTTGACGATTGAGATGACTAATTCTGACCAGGATGACTTCATCAAGAATCGGATGACCATTCGCTGTGAAGAGCGTCTGGCATTGGCAGTGTACAGGGCATTGGCCTTTTGCACTGTAACTGGCCTGTAATCTGAAGTGGATGCAATGACCATGGTGGAAGATGCTATGGGACAACCAGAAGTCCAAGCCATGGTCATCACTCCAACTGAAAGGAAACAAAATGAAAAAACTTAATTTGACGTTTGTGACAGGATGTCTCCTGTTTGTGGTTGGAGTTTCATACACTCTGTCTCAGTCTGGTGAGAATCTGCCTACATTCAAGAACACTTATGTCACAGGAACAGCACCTGTCAGTGGCACTAATTGTGTGCAAACGGGCACCCTTGGAGCAACAATCACTGGTGGAACATTCAAGTTGAACTTTGCTGGGGCTGTTACTGGAGCAATCACCTGGGTTGGTGAGAATCACACCCTTCTGACAAACATTCAGGCAGCCCTTGATGCACTGCCAACAATCGGAGCAGGCAACTCTGGAGTTGCAGCTGGAACAATGACTAATGGTGCTGGTGGAACCTTTCTGATCTCATTCAGAGGAGAGCGTGGTACACGAGTGGAACCTGTGATCACTGTTCAGAATAACAGTCTTACTGGTTCTGCTCACACCTTGACATTTGCCATCACCACACCTGGTGTTGAAGCGGATTGTCGATTATGTCCAAAGGGATCAGTGGTAGTGGCAGCTGACACAGGGTATTCTTATATCAATTTTGGCATTCCATTGTCACCAATCTGGGTCAAGGATACCACTGCCGCAACTCCCACTCCAACAGCGACAGCCACAGCTTCGCCAACCAACACTGCGACGCCAACAGCAACAGCATCAGCAACAAATACTCCAACCCCAACACCATAAATTAGAAGGAAAAACAACACTTATGAAAGTCTGTAAAAAGAGATGCTGGATGACGGAAGATCGCAAGTTGCTTTTGGATGATGGCAATTCAGAAGAAGCAGCTTTTCTGGCTGCCATCTCAGGACAGGAAGTTTCAGATGCTTATGCCAAGAATTTTGACAATGGTTCTGACTTCTTTGAGGATGTCAAGAGATATGAGGAACCTTCTCACAACATTGCTTTTTCAGGTCATGAGGATATTAGGCCTGGGTCAACTAATGTTGGCAAGAAGGGTGAGGAACCTGAGTCATCTACAGGAGCAGCAGTGCCCTTGGATGATTCTAAGGGTGGTTTTACCAATATTGGCACTGAGTCGGCTGGGCCAAAGGAGAAGGTTACAGTTAAATCCAGCAAGGGCAAAAAAGAGTAGCCATGCCAAGCATCCTTGAATCTGTTTTCAGGAACACTTGTAAGTCCAAAAGACGAGTTACAGGTGATCCTGAAGTTGACATTGTCTATGTCAATGGCAAGATTTACGAGGATGCTTTGGTGGAGATTCTAAGTGCCTCAGAAATGTTTGTGGCAGATGGCAAGGCTGAGTCAGGTGGTTTCAAGTGCAGCATTCCTGTTTGTGACTTTGTGACACCACCAAAGAAGTTTGATCCAATTTCCTGTCGAGATATGAGCTTGAAAATTTTGTCTATTGATGATGTCAATGGCATCCTGTATAGCATTACTGCTGGTGATCCAATCTCTGAAACATGACACAGCTTGAAGAGACAGTTGAGAATTATTTCATTGAGTTGCTTGGGCTCAATCCAGACTTGGAGAGCATTCCAGTAAATCATTTTGAGAAAGATGATAAAGCTGTGGAACCTGCCATTGTGGTTCAGGCTTTGCAGAAGAGTCATCGGTTGGATGGGCCACGAGGCTTTGATGTTGAGGCCACATTCTTGTTCCGGTCAACCATTGCTACTGCTGAGGAGACAAGCAATGTCTCAGGAGCATTGCGCAAGTCCATCTACAATGCGCGAGGTGGCATGACGAGTGCAGAGTCAGCCTTTGGTTATTTGCTGATCCTTGATGAGGACATGAATGCAGAACGGACAATGGCAAAGGATTTGAAGAAACGTCTTGTGACCGTGGCACTGATTGCACGAATCGAGGATGAGTGAAGTTTTGTTTGACTAATGGAAGGATGAAGGAGAACATGAAGATAATGAAAACATTTTTGCTGGGTCTTTTTGAATCATTTTTGGGCATTGGCTTTCTTCCAAAGGCCAGAATCTCAGGAGCCATTCTCATTGTTGGTGGTGCTCCTTGGAGCAATGCCCAGCGTGGAGTTGAGTCTAATGAGACAGGC